CTGAACGCGGGACATCTCTTTGCCGAACCCGATCGCAGGCTGCAAAAAACGCCCGGCAGCATAGCCGCCCGCCGCTGCCGCACCAATTGCCAGCGCACCACCTGTTTTCAGTTTTCCCGCGGTTCCTGCGCGTGCGAATACCGCTCACGCGCCTGCGTTACACGCGCAAGCGCCTGCCGTTCGCGTTCAAGCTGGTTGTTGTATTGTTCGGTGCGTCTGATGGCCTGCTGAATGGTGTTATCGCTGCCTGTCAGGGAAATGCCGTGGCGTTTCAGCTCTCCGCCAAGTTCCCTCATTTTCTGAATTTCCCGTGTGCGCGATTCATTCAGGCGTTCAAGCCGGGTGCTTAACTGCTGCATCAGCTTTTGTTGTTTTTCGCTGAGCACTGTACCCGTGCGTTGTAACTGATTAAGGGCGTTAAGCTGGCGTCGTGCTTTCACGATGCCAGCATCCGCTTTACTGACAGCGTCGCGGGCGCGCTCAAATGATCGCGCCTGACGCTCGAGATTTTTGATCGCCCCCTGCGTTCGCTGGATGGAGTCACCAAACTGCCCCATCAGGCGGCGTGCGTTTTCGGCAGGTCGGGTCAGCCTGTCAACGGCGCTGAAAGCGACCCGGATATCAAGAGTCTTCATTGTCTGCATTCCCGCTGCGAAGTGCCGCCCGCTCACGCCAGCTAACCACTTCGCCGGGCGTCATCATGAAGATTTCGGCGGGCGACCAGTTAAAAATAACGGCAATATCTGCCACAAAGTCTTCTATGTGCTCAAAGCACACAACCGTGATCAGGCTTCCGTCGCCTGTTCGTTCTTCCCGCCAGAGTCCGCACCGCTCAAAAAATTTACGGCAACCACACATAACTGAATAAAGTCACGGGATGCCATTTTTTTGATCGTCACTTCATCCAGTCGCGGTGATGTCACGCGTGACAGCAGCGTAAACATGGATTCCGCTTTCAGATTCAGCACATCAGACAGCGACAAATCTCGCAGAGATCCAGCCTGCTCAATAGCCCCGGTGATCTCCACATACGTGATTTTTTCGCCGCCTCGCTCAATTGGTTGGGTAAGTTTTACACCACGCTCACTGGTTTCTTTCACAGTGTCAGTAACTACCGTGTTTTCGGTATCGATGTTTTTCGTCTCTTTCATCAGGAAACTCCTTTCAGTCAGAGGCGACGCACTGCGCCGCCTGCATATTACTTATCAGCCAAGCCCAAGCGCGGAACGGATGCGATCGGGCACAATGTCCTTGCCGTCCTTCCGGTAAATGAAGTTCAGCAGGTCAATCTCCCACAACGGGCGATCGTTAACACTCAGCTTGTAGTAGGTGTTTTTAATGGCGTAAGTGTGTGATGTGGCTTCGCCCTGTTTGGCTTCCCCCATATCAATTTCCGTCACACGTCCGCGCATTTCGACTTCATACAGGTCGCTTTCATCATCGGTGTAGTATTCCCCCGCAAAACGCAGTAGCGTGCCGTCAATCGTGCCGCCATACTTCAGGAACAGCTCACGAACTGCGCCCCCCATGACAAAGCTCGCATCAAGCGCGGAGTCGTCCAGGCCGAGGTCAATACTTACCGCACCCATCATGCCACCACCCCGGTAGCTGTCGGTTTTGCGCGTCAGTTTAGGCAGGGTGACGGACGTCACCTTACCCACTTCGTTTTCACCATCCACAAACAGCGTAAAAAAGCGAAGATGTTTTGGTACAGCCATCAGGCACCTCCCAGCACCGCAAATGCGGGACCAAAGAATTCATCAGTAAACGACTGGTAAAGCTCCATGTCTTCCAGCGGAGGAACGGGCGTATATTTGTAGCGAATACGCACACGCCCCTGACGTAAATTCGTGGTGCTGTTATCCTCGATGTCATACCAGCACTCCGCGCCAATCAGTTTCCCGGCAGTAACCAGTGAATCCAGTTTTGCCCTGATGGCACTGATAACATCCTTCACGTTCGCAGGTGTCAGTGGACTGTCGATGGTTTCAAACTGCGCTTCCGCAATTGAATCAGCCAGCACCTGTGCGGTTCGGGTATACACCTCAAAGATGTAGGCGTTCGTTTCCGGTGTGCGGTTGCCCCAGAAGCGGAACCCGTTGCGACGAATAATGGTCGTGATTTCTTTGTTGTTGAGGCTGTTGGCATCACTGTCTTCGGCCTGCAACGACCAGAACACATGCCTCGACATCCCAAGCACATTTTTAACCGGAACGTTGGACAGCGATTTGTGCCAGCCCTGCTCATGGTCAATGTACGCACGAAGGCCGCACGCATAAGCAGGCGCGGGGAACGTTTCGTTTTTGCCACTTTTCAGGTTGTAGGCGATGAAGTCAGGCCATAAGAGCATCACCTCACGTTCGTTGAATTTCTGGCGGTAGGTAATCGCCTCAGCCATCGTGTTACAACCATGACATGTGGCATACACAAACGCGCGCAGTTTACCCGCAATCACGCACAGGGATTTTGTTACCGCCTCCGTGTCCAGCTCCGGCGCGGCCAGAATACGCGGACGGTATCCGATGCTTTCATCCTGCTCTGCAACAAGCAGCGCATACATCCCCGTATAGCTGCCGTCAGATTCAGAACCACCGATAACCAGTTGATCCTGCGTCTTACCGCCTTCTTCTTTGTGTTCAGCCACGCGAACGACGATCACTTTTGTGCTCACCTGGTCTGCGATAGCCTTAAGCGCACGATAAAGCGTCCCCGTAGTCCCGCATTTTCCCAGCACGTCATTGACGCGGGTCAGCAGTGTGGGCTTGTTCAGCGGGAACAGCTCCGCGTCCGCATCATCTGCCGTTGCCACGATACCGATAACACTGGAATCAACATCATTAATCGCTGTTACCAGGTCGGTACTTTCCGTAACACGGGCACCATGAAAACGAGTTTCACTCATAGCTTCAGCCCCTTGTATCCGTTAAATGATTCGGCAACAATCATCACCCACCACGCGCGTAATCTCACCCCTGCGCCGTTCTCCCGCCACGGCGACAACAAAAAGCAGTAACCCCCTCCGCACGCACATGCGACCATGCCGCACAGGGAGGGAACAGATGACCGACACCACCATGCAATTGCTCAGTCAGGGCACAGACCACGTGAAAGTGCCGGATTTTGATATTCTCGCGGAGGGTAAAACGCTGTCAGGCGTGGCAGAGCGCCTGATGAGCCTGTCACTGACCGACAACCGGGGATTTGAGGCGGACCAGCTCACCATCACGCTGGATGATGCAGATGGTCAGTTGCAGCTACCGCCACGGGGCGCGCGCCTGACGGTTCTCATTGGCTGGAAAGGAGAACCGCTGACAGAAAAAGGCACTTGTAGATTCAATCTGTCAATGCAACACCCCTTTCAATTATCTCTTTCGGTGTTTTGAACTTCAGTGTCTTTCTCGGTCTGTTGTTTAGCTGAGCAGCAACCAGATCTAGTTCATGTTGAGTATATTGGGCAAGACATGTCTTTTTAGGAAAGTACTGCCGAATTAGCCCATTTGTGTTCTCATTTGTTCCCCGCTGCCAAGGACTCTGAGGATCGCAGAAGTAAACTTTAACGCCGGTGCTGACAGTAAATTCTAGATGTCTGGCCAGTTCCATTCCTCTGTCCCATGTCAGTGATTTTCTGAGTTCTGACGGTAAACTCAGGAATTTGTCGGTAAGAGCCTGATTTACTGAGACAGAATCTTTGCCCCTGAGTCTGAGGATGATCGTATAACGTGATTTTCGGTCTACAAGTGTGGCTATATGAGAGTTTTTTGTACCTGAGACTAAATCGCCCTCCCAATGCCCTAGAGAGCGTCTGTTATCGATATTTCGGGAACGTTCGTGAATTGGTGTTCCGTTCACTATGTTAATCGTACCTCTTTCGCCTTTGCGGGTATGACGCCTGCCATGGCGAAGGCTATGCGACCGTCGCAGATGCTGTATATTCAGGTGGTGTAGCGCTTCACGGCTACGAAAGTACAGCGTTTTATAAATTGTCTCAGGTGATATTCGCAGCGTTTTTTGACGTGGTTTTGTTCGCCTTAACCATCCTGATATTTGCTCTGGAGACCATTTCATCTCCAGCTTTTCCAGAACAAGCTTTCGCAATGGTAAATTTTGATCCAGTAAGCACGGTTTTGGCCTTTTCGCCATTCTGTTGGCTCGGTTATTAGCATCAACAGCTTTGTAATAGCGTCTGCCCCGATTACGCTGAACTTCACGTGAGATCGTCGAAGGACTGCGATTCAGCGCAGTAGCTATCGCACGAATGCTCATTTTGGCTGACAAACCAGCTCGTATCTCCTCGCGCTCAGACAGTGAACCGCCCCGGGAATCCTGGAGACTAAACTCCCTGAGAAAGAGGTAAACAGGATGACTAAAAATACACGTTTTTCCCCCGAGGTCCGTCAACGAGCAGTTCGTATGGTTCTGGAAAGTCAGGGCGAATATGACTCACAATGGGCGGCAATTTGTTCCATTGCCCCAAAGATTGGCTGTACACCAGAGACTCTGCGTGTGTGGGTTCGTCAGCATGAGCGGGATACCGGGAGTGGTGATGGTGGACTCACCACCGCTGAACGTCAGCGTCTGAAAGAGCTGGAACGTGAAAATCGTGAACTGCGCCGCAGTAACGATATCCTTCGCCAGGCTTCCGCTTATTTTGCGAAGGCGGAGTTCGACCGCCTCTGGAAAAAATAATGCCGCTGCTGGATAAGCTGCGTGAGCAGTACGGGGTCGGACCGGTATGCAGTGAACTGCATATTGCCCCGTCAACGTATTACCACTGTCAGCAACAGCGACATCATCCTGATAAACGCAGTGCCCGTGCTCAGCGCGATGACTGGCTGAAGAGAGAGATACAGCGCGTATACGATGAAAATCATCAGGTGTACGGTGTGCGTAAAGTCTGGCGCCAGTTGTTACGCGAAGGTATCAGGGTGGCCAGATGTACAGTGGCGCGCCTCATGGCGGTTATGGGACTTGCCGGTGTTCTCCGGGGTAAAAAGGTCCGTACTACCGTCAGCCGGAAAGCCGTTTCCGCAGGCGACCGCGTAAACCGTCAGTTCGTGGCAGAACGTCCTGACCAGCTGTGGGTGGCTGATTTTACTTACGTCAGCACATGGCAGGGCTTCGTCTATGTGGCGTTCATCATTGATGTGTTTGCCGGATGTATCGTGGGGTGGCGAGTCTCATCGTCTATGGAAACGACATTCGTGCTGGATGCACTGGAGCAGGCGTTGTGGGCCCGTCGGCCGTCCGGCACAGTCCATCACAGTGATAAAGGTTCTCAGTATATATCACTGGCCTATACGGAGCGACTAAAAGAAGCAAAACTGCTGGCATCAACAGGGAGTACAGGTGACTCGTATGACAACGCGATGGCGGAGAGCATCAATGGTCTTTACAAAGCGGAGGTAATACACCGTAAGAGCTGGAAAAACCGTGCAGAAGTGGAACTGGCCACACTCACGTGGGTGGACTGGTATAACAATCGACGATTGCTGGGAAGGCTGGGTCATATCCCTCCGGCAGAAGCAGAAAAAGCTTATTATGCTTCCATCAGAAACGATGATCTGGCAGCCTGAGTTCACAGATAAAACACTCTCCAGGAAAACCGGGGCGGTTCACAGTGTCAGGTGAGCTACAGCCCGCTTACGCTCATGGGGTTTTATGCCGCCAGTATCCCTTAACATAGTGAAGATCGTTCCGGGTTTTGAACCCAGGATATTCGCTATTTCACTGAAGCCTGTTCCGTTCTTCCATAGTTCCAAACCTCCGCAACCCCATGTTTTCACATAACTGTTGCGTTGACCAATTGAATCTACACTTACATTGTTGATGAAATCGCTCACGAAGGACCACCGGACAGGCTTTCAGCCAGAAGCGCAGATTTTCGGGATGTGAACCGTTAACGGCACATAATGCTCGCACAACAAACCTGTTAAAAGAGATTACTCAGCATTCTCCTGCTTCCATTGCCGGATCATTTCATCGGTAACATCACCCTCATAACATACCACGTCATACCCTCCATTACGGCTATATGCACTGCGTCCACCACATCTACTACCATTCCTTGCATGATTATAAGGACACGCACAATTGCCTGGATAAGATTCAATGGATTCTTTAATTATTTCTTTTTTGATCTGAGCATCAGACTTTCCTGTTGCTGCATATCCACTAAAAGATACTAAACAAAGGCAGATTGCCATTAATAAACCACATCGCATACCGATACACTCAATTACTAACCAATCATAGCCCACATCATAAAATCGAGATGAGGAGCACAATACCTTTAACAAGAAGGTGTCATAACGATAATATGTCGTGCAATTCATCAAAAAAAAGATCTATATCAAAGAGATAGAACTCTTATCAGTGCTTCAGACATCGGCATTCGAGGCAGCAGAAAAACAGTAAATCTGACGAATTTGCCTTTTCCCAAGATGTTGTCAGATTAAAAAGATAGATTAGCGCAGGTACCTGTTGGTGGATTGCAGGAGGAAAAATAAAGTCGAGTGGAAAAATCCCAGAAAAATTTTTGTTTAACAGAGGTCCTGGTTCACTATGCGAAATACGGAGGAGCTGCAGAAGAATTCTGCTTCATCCTTAGAGTTTAAACAGCACGTGCACTACCATTGTTTCTGCATATCGCCACACCATCGCCACTCTACCGCCATTGCACAAAATACAAATACGAAAAAACCACCCGAAGGTGGTTTCACGACACTGCTTATTGCTTTGATTTTATTCTTAGCTTTCCCATGGTACCCGGAGCGGGACTTGAACCCGCACAGCGCGAACGCCGAGGGATTTTAAATCCCTTGTGTCTACCGATTCCACCATCCGGGCTCGGGAAGAAAGTGGAGGCGCGTTCCGGAGTCGAACCGGACTAGACGGATTTGCAATCCGCTACATAACCGCTTTGTTAACGCGCCAAATTCTTCAGGCCTTTCAGCCAGACATCCGCTGACGCCGATGTCTTTTAAACTGGAGCGGGAAACGAGACTCGAACTCGCGACCCCGACCTTGGCAAGGTCGTGCTCTACCAACTGAGCTATTCCCGCATTCATCAAGCAATCAGTTAATCACTTGATTTTATTATCGTCTGGCAATCAGTGCCGCCGTTCGATGCGTTGCATTCTACTTACCTGGCGCGATGAGTCAACGATATTTTTCACCACTTTTGATCGTTTGCTGAAAATTGCGCCGAAACGATCACTGATCAAGCAAATCTGCACGCGCAGCGCTCAAATATTGCAACATTGACCACAGAGTCAGTACCGCAGCCACAAAGAAAAGTGCAATACCGGCGTACTCAACCCAAATGTTCGGACGCCACAGCAGCCATGCCAACGCCACCATCTGGGCAGTGGTTTTCACTTTCCCAATCCAGGAGACAGCCACGCTACTGCGTTTACCCAACTCCGCCATCCATTCGCGTAGCGCAGAAATAATAATTTCACGGGCGATCATCGTTGCCGCCGGTAAGGTCACCCACCAGCTGTGGTAATGCTCGGTTACCAGCACCATGGCGATAGCCACGAGAACTTTATCTGCTACAGGGTCAAGGAAAGCACCAAACCGGGTACTCTGGTTCCAGCGGCGTGCCAGAAAACCATCGAACCAGTCAGTCACCGCCGCGACGCAGAAAATGAGCGCGGCGGCAAACGGCGACCAAGTGACAGGCAGATAAAAGACCAATACAAAGAATGGGATAAG